AATCAGTTCCAGCTAATCGCCGCTAATCGCCCCAAGAAATTGAGGTTCAGCACCGAGGAGAAGAAATTGATGCGTGGATTCATAGACCACCTGAGGAAGACCTCGGGTGGCGATGTTCGTAATTGGAATAAAAATTACACCCTTAAAGACCAGATGGTCAAACTGAGAGATATTGGTTTCAAATACTTCGACAAGATAATGAAAACAATATGGGCCAAAATTTACAAGAGATTGATAATCGACTTCTTAAATAGAGGGCGTTTTGGTTTTGAAAAGAAAATAGAGGCTCCCCGCGATTGGAATGACGTCGGTTTCATAGCCGGTGTCTTCAATGTTCTAATTGAGAACATGGTCCTCCCAGAGAAATGCTTTATGATGGACGATGATGACAGAATGGATGATTTAGACCTAAATTTTGACAACAATTCTGTTGAATCTGACTCAATGGAGAGAGACTATCCTAGGAACGACGAGGACGAAGGGAATGAGATGGAATACGGAGCGTTGGCGGCAAAAGCCACTCCCTACATCAAGCAAGACAAGAGCTACACACCGATGGAATTCAAGACGAAAGTTGGTTTTAACAAGACAGTTCATACCAGCGATATGTTGAAGGAAGTTGCGAAGACACTTCAACCCATGCATGTGGAAAGATGGAAAGACTTCATCAGAGAGAAATACTCCGACGATCCTATCACATGGGCTTCAAGTAGACATTTCGATGAGTGTTCGACCCTGGTATCTTATGGTAGAGAAGAAAACGTCGTCTTGCTAGTGTCTATGCCAGACGGTGGGTGCTGGTATAGAGCCCAATTGATCACGAATCATGCCAGAGCAATGGGAGATGAAGACACTAAGAACTTAGTATTGGATATGAAGTGGCCTGACAAAGGCGGTATTACTGAAGAAATGGCCGTAATTCCTGAGTTTTCCAAACTCAGATCCAGCGGATGGGCCTCTGGATACAGTATTAACGACACGTCGGGACATGTATTCCTGGTGTTGAGATTAGAGTGTATGATTGACATGAAAACTAGTTTCTGGGGTAGCATTATTAGACTGAATTCTCCTCGAGACAATGTGAAATATTGGACTCATTTCGAGAAGATCATAAAAGCACACAGATCAAGACTCGAAACCAAAGAGCGTGTGTCACAAGTAATGGGAGTTTTCATTCAGGAACCAAGATCGGAAAAGTCTCGGACTCAAGCCAAAGAAGAGCATGAAAAGAAGAATAAAGACCAACCTATCCAAACAAGATTTTCAGATGACTACAAGAAAGCTGCTCAGACCGATTATCCCTCGCTCAAAGAGAGTGACTTTGATGATGCCAACTCCGAAAGCTCTAGCAGTGAATTACTAGAAGAGGGCGATGAAGGAAACATAATCAGCGAGAAGAAAAAGCCGGAGAAGAAAGAGAAGACGAAAAAGGAAAAGAAGCTAGAAGAATCTAAAGGTACCAATTCCAACAAAGGATTCTCATTGAAGAAGTATTGCCAGCAATTCTCGAAAGATCTAATAATGGGAAAAATCAATGAAAAGATGAACGACATTAAAGAGAAGATGCAGGTTGCTAAAGAGAGAGGTGTGGCCGCCATGAAACAAGCAGGAATGAGAAGTAGAATAGCTAATCAACACATCCCTTTTGCAGTGCCTCCGATGAACTATGTAATATGCAGAGTTGACAGTGCTTTTCAGTGCTATAAAGAAGCGCTTACTAGAGAGAACGGGAAAAAAGACGGAGCCATAACTGGCAGGTGGATGATACCACAGAATCCCAAGACGCTTCTTAGAAGGACTTATTGTGATGTTACATGGATTGAAAATCATTCACCTCCCATGTCATGGCCTAATTACACTCTTACCAAGCCTATCTCTTGTCCAATGCCTAGAATTCTTCCTCCAAATCCATATGAGTGTTATCAGATGCCAGAAGGTATCACATATCTATCAAATGACATCGACAAGCCGTGGTGGAAATGTGATCCGAAGCTCGAAACCATTGCCGGAACCAAGATGCTAGACAAGGGAAATCACCATTATCAGAACAGAATGCCCGAATTACTGGATTTCTATAAGCAGCAGGGTTTCTTATCATATGGTGACAAGACGGACTGTCCTAGACATACGATTCATTACGACAGGAAAATAAGAGAATTCGGTTCGAGATGGACTATGCCTCCGAGTCAACTGCTGAAAACATGGGCAGCAGTCAATGGTATAAGTATGGACACTGCAAGCAATCCCTCTCACGGTGGACATTCCGTTGCTAGAGACATAACTGACAACTCTACCGTATCGCTTATTAATCAGATGATCAACAGAGTTAGGAGGCAGATCAAGAACAACTTTGGAGACATTGAAATAATTGACTGCGGATCTAAATTCAGAGTGTACGGACCAGCACTAGATAGTGCGTTTGCAGCAGACATTTCCAGCGTCATGAAGATGTTAAGCGTAAGAGTTGTAGAAGAGACAATCACATATGAAGAGGACATCTACGAATGGAAGCAAAATTTCCTGGATGCCATGAAGCATGTGCATAATGGTGATTTTAGAAAGGATGGACAATCACTTTTGTGTCAATGGCTGACTTCTGTTAAAAATAGAATTGGTGAAGTCGCCAAATATGCACCAAGATCTCAAGAATTGACTGACCTATATCTTTTATCTATGTATAATTTAGACAGACTGTTCGAGAGTTTAGTGATCAATCCAATCACTATACATCTCGTTAGACCCGATTGGAGCAATCCTGTCATGCAATATGACAGAACCTATTGGGAGGAAGGCAGAGATTATGCCGATTTGAACTCTGTGACCTGGGACGAGGTGAGGAGAGACAGTCTGGATAGAGGATTCTTTTCTGTGTGCAATATAAACTGCCACGTCATGAGCCTGCAGTCCACAGTACCAAAATTGAATAGCAGCATTCCAGAGTCTAACAGGATTTACCTATCCATAGACTCCATGTATTATTTTTCTTCGATAGATTGGAAAACCATGCCTAAAGGATGGGTTTATGCTTCATTTCTAGAGTTACCCGGAGCTGTTGGAAGCTATGATCTGCCTCTTCATAGTGGCAGTGTGACCGTTTTTGTTGATGATTCTGAAGTCTCTAGAAAAAGAGACACCGTGGATAAGCTTTTGAACATAAATCATGGAAAGAGGATATTACCCACATGCGTTTCGATGGTTACTGGTGGATCCAATGTGCCCTATTCCCATCCAAATATTTTTGTGAGGGGTTGTTCGAAGAAAATATCAATGGGTGTAATGTCTTATTGCCATTGGATAGGTAGTTCTATTGAGTTGGAAGTGAATGTTAAGATGGCTCCAGAAAGTGTCGCCTTCATGTCTCCTAAAAAGTGGGCGCAGAGAGTGATGTTTGAAGGACTAGCAGACAATTTCATGCCTGCCACTTGGTTAGACCTGAAGGAATCGAGCATATTGTGGAGGCTATATATCAGAGCCTGTAAAGATGCAAGAGGAACACTTAAAGAATGCATCTACATGATGGCATCGATAGCATCCGGTTGCCTAGAAAGTGCTAATTTTGAATCCGAACATAGCTGGATGTCTCCGACTTCGTTGATAAGGAGACTGAAATATGTGCAAATCCATGCTCACTTGCAGACAGATGAAAACACCATTCTTAGGTTTAGAGAATCTATGACCATTAGACTCAAAGAATCTGCTTTATCCGCTTTCTCGTTTCTGGGATGCACAACATGCGGCAATGATGATGAAAAATCAATGTTGTTTGATTGGTTGAAAGCCAACGACATTGTTTCGTATGGAGATTGGGTATCAAAGAGAAAAGAGATATTGCCAAAAGAGCCTAAACAGAAGAAAGAAGAGAAGCCTGTCCTCTCTGAGATGCCTGACGGATATTATAGAATAAAGAGCTTGAAAGGCATCGAATTGACCACACAAAGAGATTGTCTCGTCGCGAATGAGCTAGAGAATCAGAGCAACATTGATGGTGCGAGAAAGTGGTTGACCTGTGCTGTGAGGAAGGATTTCCAGATTCAGGTGGATTATACCACAGGCAGGAGTGTGGAAATCGGCACACCTGCTGGTCTGATGAAAGAATGGGAGTTTGATTCAAAGCATCCTGACAACATGATGTCTGCAGTATTCATGAGACATACTCTACCAAATGTAGTGCCGGATCCTTCCGTGTGTGAAGACTTCACGCAGTGGACTGGATATTTTATAGGACAGAGGATGAGAAATGTAGTCGATATGCCAGTGATAAATTCAGATTTCGTCCAGTGGTCTTCGAAATGGGCTAGAAATAAGAGGCTGAAATATATTTATTCTATAGGAAATAGTCTATCTGGAAGTTCAAGCTCAGGATGGAGCTTCATGGCCATGGTCAAGTCCGGAGAGACATACTATGACAATGGTGCTTTTAATCACCTTTCATATGAAGGCGACGAGAGACCAAGATTGATATGGATGCCATCTTCGACTCTGTGTGGTGCAACCACTTGGTGCCAATCTTCCATCTTAAGTTGGATCTCGAAAATATTTCCGGAATTTTGTATAGGCAAAAGCCTAGATCAGATGAAAGACGAGTTCAACAAGATGTCGAAAAGATTCAAGGATGCAGTTGTCTTGAGCCTAGATGGTTCAGGTTTTGATTCCACTCAGCATTGGAAGCTGATAAAAGCTGTAGATAATTGCTTTTGGAAAAACCTGGACCCGTGGATGGATAAGTGGGTAGACTGTGTCACGAAAAAGATAGCTTTTGCTGAGCCAAGCAAACTCAAGTCAGAGATACTATCCCAAGCCACCAAGTTAGACAGCAGGATATGGATCCCTATTCAAGGCATCGAAATCGAGCATACTAAAGATGCCCTTAGAAACTGGAGATCGACACAGCCTGACAAAGCAAAATCAAACCCTACGGCGATTGGCTACATGACTCTAGTTGTGAAGGGAACAACTTTCAGCGGCCATCCTACCAGAACGACTCTAGGCAATACCCTGAGGAGCATCTGCTACTACAAGTACTGTGCAAAGAAAGCAGACGTCAAGATCAAGATGTTGGCCAGCGGAGACGATGTCGCTATATGGTGCGAGAGGAGAGATGCCAAGAAGCTCAAGAGTGTCATCTGCAGCCTGACAGCGAGAAAGAAAGATGCAGGAATTTGCGGCATAGGCCAAGTCGTTAAAACGGTAGAAATTGGAGAAATTCCGTCGATCGACTTCTGCTCCAAGACCTGTGTCCAGAATGACGGAGATCTATCGCTCAGCCGTGACCTCTTCAAGGCATTGTTCACTAACCAGAACGGCCGAAAGAAGGAGCTCAGCCACAAGCAATGGCTATTGTCTTTGTGGCATTCAGCCCAATTTGAGTTGCCCCATCCAGTCCTCAGAGATGTCTTTACCAAGAGACTCCAGGCTCAAGGAATTGAGGTGCCGATTTCGAGAGATAGACAAGCGATTCGGCATAAGATATGGGTCCATGAAAAGACCTCTGAAGACTGGTCCGATGCACAGACAGACTCTGTCCTCAATTTGAGAGGACTTTCGCTAAACATTATAGCGAATTCTTGTTTCGTAGATGAAACAGCAGGAATCGTTCGATACGATCTCCCAGAAGTTCACTAAGACTCCGGCCATCTTCGAGTAAGATTACAGGCATGCCGGGCCGAGAATGAAATGCGAGAGCATCCAAGAACCCTCATAGCTTGCGAGGTTAAAAAGCGACTGCTACTACCTACTCCCTACTATCTACTGCCGTGACGCGAAATCATGGCCAACTGTCTCCTTCTTGACAAACTACTACTGCTGTTCTCTGAATTTGCAGGCCTCACTCCAAAGGTCTACG